GCTGAACTACATCGACCATGAGACTCCTCGTGAGGTCTTCATCGATGGTCATGCAGACCTCGATAACGTTCATAGGTTCGCCGAGCTGATCGTTAAGGAGTGTGCACAATTCGTAGAGGATAAGTTTGATCTCGTTGGTGAGGAGATCGTTATCAAAGAGAAGATGCTAGAACACTTCGGAGTTGAGTGATGGATAGCATCGATAAAATCAACACCCTACTTAAACTTCAGGGCGCGGACTTTGAGGGCGACTACGTCGGCACTGTCATCGACGGCGCTGGGTTTGTCTGGCATGCAGTGGTGAGTGAGCAATGAGTAAGCTGTCCAAGGCGATCGAGACTAGCGTACATAGGTTCGCGGGCGGGTCGGCGCAGGTCGACGCCCTTGGTCACGTTGCGCAGGATTCCTGTACCTAGATCAACACGTCCATATAGATTGATGTAATGCTCTTCTAACCTATATGCATCCTCCTCTGAGAGATCTGTGTGCAAGAATGCTATCCTCGACCTATCAACTGGAACCTTGACACGGTGAGATTTCTGATAAGCGCGGTCGCCCTTACCCTTGCCAATATAATAAGGGGTATTATCTTCCTTGCGAAAATAGGCGTAAACGTAGTAAATATTCATGCTGTTGCTCCTTCAAGCGATAGAGCGGTTGGGGACGGCAATCCCGTGAACCGCACACCTATTTATCCGATATCGTGGTCACACCTGGCATGATAGAGGCCCTGATGCGCTTGGCTCCGACCATGGCCGTTGCCCCGGCATTGGCTACACCGTCGGCGGCCAAGTAACGGCATCACAGACACCACACACGGATGGGCCCTCGCGGGCCCATCCCCTTGGCCATTGCGCGGTTGACAGCCGCGGCAGAGATGCTATCATTGGCACAGGGAGCAAGCGATTGAGATACCTGACCAACATGGCCAACCATAAGAAACCCATCGTCGAGGAGGCCATAAGGTTGAGCGGCAGATCGGACATACACATAGACGACGAGCCCATGCCCCCGCACTGCGGGTCGGAGCATCTCTACATCAGCTACAGGGAGTCCATGCGGGACAGATACTTCTCCGTGTACGTGGATCAGGATGTCGAGTGCGGAGACTTCTGGAACGTTTATGATGAGCTCGTGCGCACGGATCAGTGGAAGGTATACATGGCATTGGTTACATCAGATCCAACGGATACTGGTTTGATATAACATGGGAATTATCAAGGATATGGCTGCTAAATTTGATAACGTGGGCGAGGCGATGGATGCATGGCTGCAGGCCAATGGCATAAGCGATCCTCGTCCAATGCTGGACGGCCTGTTCCACAGCTATCTGTTCACCAACGACCCTCGAGGCCACAGGGACTATTCGGAGATGAGGGAGTGGTGCGATGATCGGCTGGGCAGGGAACACTGGCACAGGAGCTTCAACAAGTTCTGGTTCACCGGCGAATCGGAGCTGGTGATGTTCAAGCTGGCATGGGGTGGGGAATGACACGCGGCGGCTGGAGGCTGTTCCTGGATGACGAGCGCGAGCCCGTGGGGGACGGATGGTTCATCGCCAGGGACCACGACGCGGCCTGCACGGAGATACGGAGATCGGGGTTACCCTCGTTCATCAGCTTCGACCACGATCTCGGGCAGGGGCCCGACGGTGCCATGTTCGTGGATTGGTTGATCGGATACATGCTTGACGAAAGCCTGTCGTTCCCGTTAGACTTCAGCTACGGAGTGCATAGCCAGAACCCCATCGGCGCCGCCAACATACGCGGCAAGATGGACAACGCCATAAGACACATAGGGAGATCATGAGCCATGGCATGGAAGGTATCGACCACCCAGAAGAAGAGCGTGACCGACGTGGAGACCTGGACCAACGACAAGGGTGAGGTGCTCAAGCACGTGACCGGATGGCGCTGGGGCAGCTGGATCGTCAACGACGAGGCCAAACCCGATCTCAGCGAGTACGACGAGGATGAGGGCATGGATCCATACTCCCTGGGAGACGATGTTGAGCTGTGGAGCACCGACGACGGGGTATATGAGGAATGGGATTATCCCGACAGCTGGAAGAAGAAGGACATCAGGAAGTTCGAGAAGGCTTGGGAGAAGGAATGGCACGAGGCTCCAATCAACCTTGGGTTCAGCCAGGATGACACCGAGACGTGGATCTGTGGTCCGCTCGACATCGAACCATATGAGCGGCCTGTGTATGATCACGCCGACGCCGCGGATGATGGGGAGTGACGCATGTTGGAATGGATGATAGCATGGCTGTATCTCGCGGGAATGGTGGCCGTGTGGTGCATAGACAGCGAGAGCCTGTCCAAGATAGACATCGTGTCCATCCTTATACTGATTCTTTGGCCTGCGATGATACCGTTGCTGGTCATTTACGGTCTCCTCGACGAGGCCATCAAACGGAGCAGATGAAATGGAAGATTTCCGATACAAGCCAGACCAACGGGTGGTGAGCAGCGCGAGGGCGTTCATACGCAGCCTCATGGAGGTCTATGGGCACACGGAGGGGCTCAGGGTCTGGGAAACCATCCGATCCAATCTAGGGGATGAGGCCGCCGGCGACATCTTCGTGGGCATGCTGATCGGCAGGCCCGATATAACGGTGCACAGCATCGGGCCCAATTACATAGATGCCATCAAGACCGTGAGATCCTTCACCAGCATGGGCCTCAAGGAGGCCAAGGATTTCTGCGAGGCGGTGCGCGACGGCGAGCCGCAGACCATCAGATTCGGGGACCAGTCCGAGGGCAGCATCGACGAGTTCACGAAGCTGATGACCCGGCTGGGATGCAGGGTGTCATGATCGGCGTTAATTGATTGCTGATGCGCCGGCTTTGCCTTATCATCGTATGGTAGCATCAGGGGCAACGCATGGACGACACATCCGCAATGAAGACCGCGATCATAACCGGGATAACCGGACAGGACGGCGCATACCTAACCAGGCATCTGCTATCACTGGGCAACTATGACATAGTGGGGCTGGCAAGGCGCAGCAGCAATCCGGCATTCACCAGGCTTGACAGGCTAGGGGTGGACACCAGCGGGATCAGGTTGGACACGTTCGATCTCTGCGAACCCTTCAGCATGCAGCGCATGATAGAGCGATACAGGCCAACCGAGATATACAACCTGGCGGCCATGAGCTTCGTGGGTTCCAGCTTCGAGACCCCGCTTTACACCATGGAGGTCAACGCCACGGGAGTGTACAGATGGATGGAGGCCATAGCCAACACCGAC